GACAATACCTTCAATTAGTGTATCAAGTTGTTCTGGAGAAATTTGTAACCATTTTAATTGATTTAATTTACCAGTAACAAACTCAAGTACATATTCTTTCTTCAATTCTCCTTGACCTCGTTCTTCGTAAATCATTTCTGCAGCTTTAACTGCAAAAGCAGCCCAAAACTCTAATTCTTCCATTTGTTTCGCACTAATATTTTTAGCTATCCAAGTAATAATAGCTGGACCAATTGCAATAATAACAACTCTTAAAAGCAATTCTAAAATTTGTAACACTGTTCCATTCATTTAATAACCTCCTGTTCCCTTTTGGGGTTTTTTCTTCGCTTCCATAACTTTTGTTGCATAACACAAACTATTCCCATAATAGGGGCAAGTTGATTTAGTATCTATATAAATTTTTCTCAAGAAAAACATAATTAATAATGAAAGACCTATTACGAAAATCATGAAAAAAGCTACAAAGTTTAAAATCGAACTTAGTGAAGATCTAGTATCATTTAGTAGCTCAATAGAAAAACTCTCTACCATAGTATCTAACATTATGTCTTCTTCGAAGAAAACATATACCTCTAATTCTAGTTCTTCATGTCGTAGAGTAGTACCAGAGATAAATAATCTTTCTCCTTCTTCTTCGTCTAACACTATAGCATCATCTATAGTATATAAATCTCTAATGGGGACTTCTTCCCATACTATTTTTTCAAAATATTCTGTATATTCATCTCGAATATATCCTTGATATACTATTTCTCCTTCTTGTCTTATCGCTACAATCATAGAATCCCAAGCTTGATTTAATAAAACGTTCATACTTCCTCTAAATCTAGAAAGCATTGCATCTTCTGATAAATTAGGATTGGAACGTATGTTAGCTTCCCAGGATTCTTCTACTGTTTGTAAGAAAATTTGTTGCGTTCTTATAGATAAATTTATATAATCTTCTTTACTCTCTTGTGCTATGTCTTCCATTTGAGCAAGTTGTCTCTGTGTCTCATCGACTGTTGACCCTAAATTACCTATAAAAATTGTCGTCCCTCCGACTAATAACATAAGGAGACACAAAATAAAAAATCTAATCTTTTTAAAATTGTTATTCATCCTCGTCTGGTGCCCCCTTTAACCAATTTAGTAATGTATTTCTTGCTATCGCACTAACTCTTTTTTCATCTTGGAACGATAATATTCCCGCTATAACTGTGGCTATATTTCTATTACCTGTATAGGAGTAAAAACCCCAAGCCAAAAGAAAAGCTAGAAAACCGCTAGCAAGTGAATTGACTATAAAATATTTATTAATATCATAGCCAGCATGAACACTACGATAGGCTTCTCCTATTAATCCCCCTGTCGTTGCAAAACCTGCGATTTGCAACAAAATGAGTATTTCAGGTTCCACTGTTTCACCTACTTTCGAGTATTCCATAATCGCCCCCCTTTTGATTCGACTTTATTTTTTACCATCCAAAATGTAGCGCTACTGCAGCGGCGGTTTCAAATCTATTTTTTCCGCCTAGTAAAATTATCTCTGCTCCTGGAATAACTGGTTTTTCAGTCCCTCCAATGACATAGACTTTTTTTGCCTTGATGTCTGCTTCTTGCCCTTTTTCATAAACAGGAGCATTTAAATGTTTCATAACTGGCTGAGCTATTGGATAATCAATAAAGCTATGAATTAAAACAGCTGTTTCTAACATATCGTCTTCCTCCTTTATTTGGTTCACATAATCTCCATGGATAAAGTTCCCTTTTCCTATATAAAGCCACTTTCCTATAATCGCATAGACTCTAACTTTGTAGCCTTTTTTTAATTGTCCTAATGTAGTGTAATTCGTAGAAGGCACACTTCTTACGTTTAATCTAGAAGTATTAACTTCAGCTTCGAATAACAATTCAGTAACTGGTCTTACGTATTTTCCACTTGCATTCGATACATAGTTACCTTTTTTGATTTCTAACCATTTGTAAGGATTTTCTCCTTCTTCTGAATATACTACAACAAAATCTCCTTTTTTAAGATTCGCAATTTTATTACCTGATGTAGTAGGTTGGCTTCTAATTGATAAGGTATCTGATACAACTTTACCAACCCAAAGAACTTTATTATATTCTGTTGAATCTTCATTAAATCCTTTTAAACTAGATTTTCCTCTGAATCCTGCTAAAGTGGGGAAATATTCTTTAACTGGGTCAACTGTGGTGTCGTTGTTCGAACCTACTGAAACTTGACTAGGAAAAGCATGTTTCCCTTCGTGAATTTCAAAATGTAGGTGGGGTCCAGTTGATGCTCCAGTTGTTCCAATTTTTGCAAACGCTTGACCTTTTTTAATTTTAGTTCCTTCTCTTAGATTCGAACGAGAATATAAATGAGCATAAAATGTAAATTTTCTATTTGCGTGTCTTATCATAACGTAATGTCCATAACCACCGCTATTAGTTCGATTATATACTATTGTTCCATCTTCTGGCGCTATAAGGTCAATCACACCATTTCTTCCCATTGAAGAAATATCTATTCCTCTATGAAAAGAACTTCTTGCTCCTGTGATTGGATGCACTCTAGAACCATAGGGGGAAGTAAATCTAACTCTTGAATAATCTGATTTTTTAATTGGAAAAATCACTTTTTCACTCCTTTCTAATAGTGGAAAGGAAAATCGTTTTCTTCCACTGTTTCTTTGGCTTCTTTTTCTAGCTCTTCTTTTTCTGCTTTTGAAAAAGCTCTTTCAACTCTTATTCCTGTGATAATACTAGGAATTGTGTTGATTATATTAAATTTCTTTTCTAGGAATTTACTTCCAGCCGCTACTACAACTGAACTCATGATGTAGTCTATCCAATAAGGTGTAAATTCAATGCTGAAGTAACTAAAAAATGCCCAATCGCCAGAGAAAGTTATTCCAAAGAAAATGAGAAAAATTATGAAAAATCCTATTCCGCTGTGGAATTCTCTATTGAAAAGATTTTCTAGAAATTGGACTAAGTTTTCTCCCATTCCTATGAAGAAAATTAATGCTATAAAAGGAATTGCTAGTGAAACTATATCTGTCATAGGTTGCCTCCTTTTACTATACTAATACCCACCAATCCAATTAAACTCAATACCATCTTCAAAATACCCCCAATATTTTTTATTATTTATTTGATATTAAAATTATATCACATATTGGGGGATTGTCTAATGTTTTTATTATTTATTTATGTCGCGTTTTGTTCCTACTGTGCGTTAACTAAATGTGTAAAACTTATCGACTTTTTTAATAGTCGTAATAAAAGGCATTTCTTCTTTATATTTTTCAGCCTGGTCTAATAAAACACTTGATCCAGTAAACAGAACTCTCTCCTTGTTATCTAGCTTGAACTTAAGCGTCAAAACCTTTGTCCCGGCTTTTATTTTACTATCTTTAATCTTAAATCCAAGAATCTCAATTTCTTTGTCTATCACCTCATCGATTTTTATTTTATCTCCCGTCATAGTTTCAGCCCCGGAAGCAAAATCCGAAAATCTTTTCACATAATTACCTCCAATGCTAATTCAATTCTATGCCAAGCGTGTCCGCAACTTCTCTCTTGTATAGTCTAGGCACAAAATCAATTGTAAACCTTCCTGTTTCTACAGCTGTAATGTACATATTTAATATCATTGGATTCATTTACACTGAACCTCCTTCCAAAGATTCTATTCTTGATCTTAAAAAATCGACCTCTCCCATTAGCATGGATATCAACATTGCAATGGACTGCGTATCATCAGTGCTTGTTAATTTTTCAATATACTCTTTTGCAGAAAATGTTTCTTCATCATACTCCCACCCCTCGAAATCTTCGCTTGAAATTTTTGTTATGCTGCTTCTCACATACACCGTATCTACATTTACTTCAACGGGTTTTACATTTTTCTGAGTGCCTTTTACTTTCACGTTGTATCACCTCTTTGTAATATTTATTTGTATACTTAATTAGCGGCTTGATGTATGTATTGCTAAGATTTTCTCCGTTACAATATAATATCCAACCACTATAACTATTCACGCTACACCATTCACCGTAACTCATTCTCTTTCCGGATCTGCATCTTTTTAAAAGTCTCGTCATTTTTCTTTTTAAGCTTTTGGCCGTGGATTTTCTTAGAAGAATATAATCTCCAAAATGCCTATATCCCACAAAATCCACCCCTCTGATAAATGTGGGGAATATCTGCCAGTTGCCCTTAATTTTTAGGTTGAGGTTGCTATTTAAATATTGTTCAACTTCTAGCTTTAGATTGTGTAAAAACTTTTTATCTTTATAAAATATAACAATGTCGTCGCAATATCGATAGTAATATTTAATTTTTTTAACTTCTTTTAACCAGTGATCGAAGCTCGACAAATAAAAATTCCCTTGCCATTGAGAATATAGAGAGCCTATAGCAATCCCTTTGTTTCCTTCCATGCTTTCAATTATCATATCCATAAGCCAAAGAAGTTTCTTATCCTTAAATTTGCTCCTCAATTGATCTTTTGCAATTTGCTGATCAATGCTGGGATAGAATTTTTTAATGTCCATTTTAAAACAGTATTTTGTTTCTTCTCTGTTTTTTAAATCTCTATCTATGCGATTAAGCGCCTGGTGAATGCCTCTACCAGGGATGGAAGCAAAGGTATTATCTATAAAATTGCTTAAAAAAACATCTTCTATAACATTCATAAGAGCATGTTGTATTATTCTATGAGGGAAATAATCTAATTTGTAAATTTCACGTTCTTTGCCTTTGTCGGTTTTTGTAAAAGGCTTATAATCAGATTCCTTCACTGTATATGTTTGATTTTTTAACATGGACTGAATCTCGCTTAAGTAGTAAGAAACATTGGAATCCACAATTTTTACTTCTTTATAAAACAACTTATCTTTTTTAGCTTTTTTATGTGCAAGTTTTATATTTTCGTATTCCCAGACCTTTTCGAACAGATTTCCATATCTTTTCAAATTAACATCCTTTGCTTTGTATTGTGTAGCCAATCTTTCGAGAATAAACCTACTAGAACAGCTTTAGTGTAATTTTGTGTGTTTTGGCAAGTGCCAAGGATTATAACGCCCAATGATGTTTTGAAATACAAAGTGCGTGAGCGAGCGCCAATATTCGAATTCGTATTCGAATCTGAATTATTCACATTGAGATTGAAAGTGCCCGTATTATCTGCATTCGCCCAATTCCCACTGAAATTCGGTAGGTGTGAAGCATTGAGATTACCGTTATCTGTGGACGTTACAACCCTATAAAAAATTTACAAAGCGCGCGAGCGAGCGCCAACAATCGAATTCCCATTCGAACCCGAATAATTCACAGAGAGACAGAAAGCGCCCGCACTATCCGCATACGCCCAACTCCCACTGAAAACCGGCAGGCGCGAAGCATAGAGACTACCGTTATCCGGATAATGCGTGGTTGCGCTTCCTTCGCCAGCTTTAACTACAAACCCTGTTTCAGTTCCGCCTTGAATATCGCTGATATATCCGGATAAATTAGCTGTTGCGCCTTGCCCATGGTTGACATATCCATTGCCTGTGTCGTTAAAATTTTCTGTGCCAATCAGCATATTATAATTTGCATCGGAGTAAAAACCATCAATCCAATAACGCAAATTTCCATACCAATCTTCGATACCACAGAATTTAATTTGTTGCCTACCGGTGGTTTCACCGAAAAACATTCCCTTCGTATTTGCTCCACCTGTGTTGATAGCAGAGCTATTACCATCTACATAGCCTCTACCTAGTGCCGTCTGCGAATCTCTGTTTTTAAACATGACAAGATATAACACTTGCGTCATTAACAACTGATAATATGCCATCTGCTCAAAATTTGCACCTGTTGATTGAGCTTCTGTCCTAAACGCACCAATAGTTTTAACCGCTGTTGGAGTTTTCCCACTTAAACTTCTGAGCGCTCCGCTTAATGTGTGCCCAAGATAAGCCGAAATGTAAACGAAATCTTTTTCTGTTGCTCCTTGAGTGTGTGCAAGCGGTTTATAACCAACATCAAACTGCGTGTCTGAATACCTGACATATAAATCAGTCCCGACTTTATCGAGCTTCCACCATATCTTTGGAAACTCAATCATTACATCCCCATCTGCACCGCTTGTAATATCAGAAGCAGTTACTCCGTCCTCTTTTTTAGTGTAATCATTAGGGTCAAGATAATAATTCACTGCTCCATTTTTATAAAGACAAGGTTTGATTTGATTAAAAGGGAACTTATCTTGCCATGAACCGTAGTTAAATGCTCCATTATTACCGCTGGCAGGAGTAAAACCTAACGCGTCATCAGTATAAGTTACTGCGGTTTCGGGGTTGCTGTTGGTGGTGTCAATTTTTACACCGTATACTACGGATGATTTTGGAATGGCTTCCGCATCTGATTTTTGATCAAAAACTTCTTCTGTTGTATAAGGAAAAGCCGAATAATAATAAATAGTGTCATTGGTTAATCCTGTGTCTACAAAGCCACTAGATTCATATTGATTTCTAACTCCGCTATCGACTACTAAAACGCCATCATTTTCGTTTGCTGGATAACTTCCTGTTTTTCTTAAGACTTTTGTGCCACCCCAAGCCGACAATGTAGCACCATCTAAAGTAACATCTAGCGGATCAGTCCAAGTTAGAGCTACTTCCCCATTCCCTGCGCTGGCTTCGAAATTCGATACATTTCCTATCGGCAGACCACCGCTAACAGTTTTCCATTCAGTACCATCGTTATATTCAAAAGCGCCAGTAGTTGTATTTACACGCATTCCATGCACTTCTGACAAATGAACCTTATCTGCCCTATGCGACACTAAATCCTGTTTATCATTTTCAAATTCTTCCATACTGGGGGAAATTTGAACCCATTGTTGTAGTCCATCATCCCAATATTTATTCTTAGGCATTATTTAAAAC